ATCTATTTTCACAGTTGGTCTACATATAGAAGGATTATCTTTTTGTTTTTTACCTTTAAAACCACAAGCTGGTGTTTCTTTTATAGTTTTTACATTACCTAATGCGTATGGTGTTAAATTTTTCCATTTTTGAGCATTCCATTTAAAAGTTCCACCAGATTTATTTTTCTTTGAAACATCTATTCTACCTCCTAATTTTTTATATGTATTAACTAAAAACATAGATTTATAAGCACTATGTTTTTCATATGTTTTATCTGCTATTCTTTTTGCTTCAAAATATAATTCTTTATCCAAAAATTTACTCATATATTTTATTATAATATTTTTTTTTAATTACCTCCCGACTTTACGCATCGCAATCGCATGTGCACTTTGGAAGCATTCCCCTGCTAACATAGCTTTTTTCATAACATCCATATGCTCTTTACTATGTTTAGATTTTATTTCCTTCATTAAATCTTTTTGAACTTTGCTTAATTCTTTTTTTGGTTTGATTTTTGTATCTTTTTTTTTCATTACAACAACAACCATTTTTGGTTTATCTTTTTTTTTAGTATGATAAGGCATTATATTTTTATATAATATATTTATTATGAAATTGAGCTTTCTAAAACTTGTATCCTACTTTTTAATAGTTCAACTTCTAACAATAATTCTTGAATTGCCTTAATACTAATAGCGTGTAAATTATCATAATTAAACCCACATATATAACAAAATTTTTCTGTTGTCAACCACAATGATATGTGACACCAACGAAAACAGCTATATTATTTTCAATATTTCTTGTAGTAAATAAACTGCTTATGTTATCAAAATTACAATCACAAGTTATTTTAGCTACTGTATAATTATGTAATATATCATCGTCTTGTTTTTCACCATAACCAGCAATATTTGAACTTTGTATATAATCGCCATTTTCTAAATTTCCATTTGTATTTACAATCCATATACCACCTTCGCCAATTGAATTTACATATATACGATTTAAATCTTTTTTATAAACAGCAACATAACCAAATTCCATACCTGTTCGTGACTTTTCGCTGTCATCTTCCAATTTTGAAATAACTCCTAATATGCTTTTTGATTTTTTTTTACTTGCTAATCTTACTTGCGGCACAGCATCATCTATACTTACTTTACCATAATCACTTGTTAATCCTTGATAAACACCTGTGCTTTCAACTATTAAGCCAACATACCTCATATCATATAAAGTTTTGTCTGTGCTAACGCATCTATGGCTGGCTGTGAAACTAAAAGAATTATGATTTGCTTCTGGTTTAAAAAAGCCAATTATATCCCAATCACTATCAACATTAACACTGGAAGAATTTGAATTATTAGCTAACAACCCTAATGCTCTAAAACTATTATTTGTTTCTTCAATACAAAATCCATAATGCCGTTGATTACCACCAGTGTTTAAAATACCACCTCCACCAACATTACTTATGACATTTGAGTTCAACATCAACAACGGACACCATACATTGCCACTATTGTTAGGACTAAAAGAATTGACTGAATTAGGAAATTCTAATTTGTTTTTAGAATTGATAAACTCATATCCACCTGAATAAGCTGTTGCCCCAAATGTGCTATTTCCGCTTGTTCTTGTAGTGTCAAAATTAAATCCTCCGTTTCCGCTCAGTATAAAAACATTTGTATTCACAGTCATAGTTGTGTTATTTATTTCAAGTTTAGTATTGTTTGTTACATTACCATCATAGACACTAAAATCAAAAACTTTAATCCCTGTAGTAGTTAATTTTTCACCTACATTTGTAAAGTCAATTGTTCCAAAATTAGAGCCACTTTTTAGAAATAATTTTGCTATCGCATTACCACTATTAACTAAAAAATTACAATTACCGCTTGCTTGGTGTATTTCCATATTGGGATTTATAGCGTCAAGACTACTATTAGTGCTACTAACTAGAATTTTATTTTTTGATAAAGTTAATGTATCAGTAATATTTAATTTATCATTTGTTCCAACTTGAAAATTATATTGTTGAAAACCAGTAAGATCTAAACCTCTGTCGTTGTTTCTATAAAATATACTTGCTGTATGCGTTGTTGAACTATTTATAGTTTGGAATGCTAACTCACAATCACCGCTTTCTGAACTAATCAATAATTTACTTAATGCTGAATTATTTACTTGTAATTGACTATCTGAAACTATTGATGTTCCACTATTGGTTATTAACTGTTTATTTTTTACTAGAACAACAGTAGCACTAATAGCCATTTTTTCAACATTATTATTTAAGAATTTTATATTAGCACCATTAGCATTTAAAAACATTAAAGCACTTGTAATATTTACATTTCTTGAACTACTACCAATATTAGTCGGTGGATTAAATAATATTGAACTTGTAGATATATCAGTAGCACTTAATATTAAAGTAGAAAAATTTGGTAAATTTCCATATTGAAATCCATTTCCACTACTATTAACTTGAATTACTTGGTTAGCTAACCCAAAACCAGTTAATCCTCCTATTGAAATAGTATCATTACTAAAAATTATAGGAGATGTAGCAGAAATATTTGGGACATCTGCTAATAATGCTAATGTCCCCCCTATTGTTGGTAATTTTACGGTAATGTTACTGGATAATGCGTCATTTGCTACTAAACTTGTAAAATTAGTTCCTTTATAAAAGTTCAAATTTATTGGTGTATTATCATTTTTTTTTAAATTAATATTAGTTTGTGCTATAAATTCTATATCATTAACAGGATTTTTTAATGTAAATAATTGTGTATTTCCTAATATACCCATTTCACATATATTAGTTAATACAGAACTACCAGCAGAAGTATTAATATTATCAATTGTAAATTTTAATTTAGCAGTTCCATTATTATTAGAACTATCAACATTACTTTTAAAAATTTCTACTAATCCACTATCATTATTTTTAAATACATTTACAGTTTTAGAATTTAAACTTGTTGCTGTTAAATCACCTGAAGTTAATGTTGATGATACACTTAAAGTTCCATTTACTATTGTATTTACTAACATACTTATAGCTGTATGACTAATAGCGAACCGTAAAGGCATATTCGCCTGATTGATATTTGTGTTATTTCCACTATAAAATTTAAAATCATTAAAACTATAAAACGCCATACAATTAGCATTTAGCAAATTTTGTCTTAAATAAATTGAATTATTATCGTCATTAGCAAATCTTATAACACCACGAGCGTTATTTTGATTAATATTAAGTGTCCCGTCTATATATACCTGTTGATTAAAACTACCTATTAATGTTATTTGATTACTTTGATAATTTAAACTACAATTTCTTAAATTTTTATTTTGAACTACTTGACCTGTGGTTAAATCTACTAATGAATTGTCTAAAAATGTTTTTGATATAACATTACCAGTATAACTACAATTAGTAGATAATGTTTTATTTGTTAATGTTTGAACTGAATTTAAATCAACGACCTCTAATGTATGATATTCCAAACCAGTAGCACCACTATTAACTCTTATAATTTGTGAAGCACTACCAATATTATTTAATCCTTTTAAACTTATTACACTATCATTTATTTCAAGTGGTAGTGTAGCACTAATAGGATTTATATTATCTAATCCATTTAGACTACGAATACCCATATCTACACCATTTAAACTTCTTATAGGCATATATATATTACAATAGATTATTTTTTTCAAAATTATTTTCTATGTTTATAATATATTATAATGACTTCCAATATTGAAGAACCTATTGAAAACTCTGTAAATTCTATTGAAGATATTGAAGATGATAAGGAGGAAAAAGAACCGATGGAAAAACCAAAAGTAAAAAAACCACGTAGTCCAGCACAAATTGAAGCACTTAAAAAGGCACAAGAAAAATTAAAAATAAAAAGGGAAGAACAAAAGAAATTAAAAGAACAAGAAAAAGAAGATAAAAAAGAAATGAAACAATATAATAAAAGTTTTGGTGTTAAAAATCCAACCGAACATTTAAAAAAATTAATAGAACAAGAAGAAGAAGATGAAGAAATACAATCACCAGTAAAAAAGAAAAAACCAGTAAAAAGAAAAAAGAATAGAATAGTTGTTGAAGAAGATAGTAGCGATAGCGAACAAGAAATAGTTATTAGTCGTAGAAGAAGACCAAAAAAAGTTATTGAAAAAACAGAACCAATACCAATTCCTGTAATAGAAAAAGAACCTGAACCAGTAATTGAAGAAACACAATCATTAGCACCTCCTCAAAGAAAATATACAAGACAAGAAATATTAAGAGCGTATGGATTATAATTAATTATATTTAAAAATATTTTAATGATTATATTTATGGAGTTTGAAACTCAATCAAAAATATTAGAATTATTGAATAAAGATTTTAGAAAATACAAATCAACTTTATTAGATTTAGATGAAAATTATAATGAAAAATTTGAAAATCATAATGACGAAATGTGGAATTGTTTTATATTTGGAATATGTAGTGATACAAAAATTTTAGTAAAATGTATTAAAAACTTAATTGAAAAAGGTTGTAATAAAGAAAAAGTTAATAAATTTTTTTATAATTATTTAAAAATGAAATATAAAATGGATAATGGTATGTGGTCTTGGAATGAAATAGAAGAGTTTGATATACCATTAGAAGAAATTAAAAAAAGTTCAACAAAATATTCTTTTATATAATATATATGGTTGATAAAAAATACCCAAAAAGATATATTCCAAAATCATTAAGTAAAGAAGATAAAGAAAAACAAAAAAAACAGTTAGATAAATCTACAAGTGATTATAAAAAAGGTATATATACACAAAGAAAAAAAGTTGATAGTTTTAAATCTAAACCAAGTCCTTATGTAGAACAAGTAAAAAAGAAATTAAATATAAAATCAGCAACAACAACAAATATAGCAAATAAATTAGGTAAAACTGAAAAAAGAAAAAAAGAAATAAAGAAAGGGTTAGAAGAAATAAAAGATAAAGGTGAAGGTGCGTATTTCAGTAGTGGTTCAAGACCTAATCAAACACCTCAAAGTTGGGGTATTGGTAGATATAGTAGTGTATTAGTAGGTGGTCCAAGTAGAAAAATTGATAAAAAAATTGTTGATAAATATGATATACCAAAAATATAATCTAATATATATATTATGAAACCACAATTTAAGAAGTCAAATGCTAAAAATAAAAAATATAGTGTTATAACTCCAAGTGGTAAGAAAATTCACTTTGGTGATATAAGATATTCTCATTTTAAAGATACAGCATTAGGATTATTTACTAATCTTAATCATAATGATAAAAAAAGGCAAAAGAATTATTGTTCTCGTAGTGCTGGTATAAAAGATAAACAAGGAAATTTGACTAAAAATAATAAGGAAAGTCCTAATTATTATAGTATGAAGTATTTATGGAGTTGTGGAAATTAATTTTTTTCTATTATATTAATATATGTCTTTAACAGAAGAATTAATAGAAGATAGTGTAGATATAAAAAAATTTAATTTCAAATGTGATGATATAATAGACCCTGATATTCCTAATCCTTTACCAGGAAAAGAAGAAGGTTGGTTTCGTATGGCGATAATAGGAAAAAGTGGAAGTGGTAAAACTAATTTAGTTAGATGTTTAACTGAAAGAGGTGGTAAGAATAAAATATATTGTAAAAGATTTAGTAATGTTTTCTATATATCACCAAGTATTAAATCTATGGATAAAAAACCAAAATTACCTGATAATCATTTTTATAGTTCTTTAAATGATTTACCTGATATATTACATAGAATTCAAAATGAAGAAGATAAAGATGGTAGAACATTATTAATAATTGATGATTGTTCCCACGAATTAAAAAGAGATGGTAATGAAGTAGTAAAAAAATTATTTCAAAATAATAGACATTTAGGAAGACCACTACTAGATGATAATGGTAATCAAATTGAAAGTGGTAGTGTATCAGTAATAATTATAGCACAACGATTAAATAATTTACCAAGACAAGTTCGTAGTCAAATCACTCACTGGTGTTTATATGACCCAAGACATACTAAAAGTGAATTACAAACTATTTTTGATGAATTAATCCACTGTGATAAATTTATTTTTAATGAAATGTTAGACAGAACATATAAAATTCCTTATAATTTTATGTTTATAGATAGTAATAAATCTAAAATATATAATGGATTTAAAAAAGAATTTATTATTAATCAAAAAAATTATCTTTAATAATATATATATGAAGCATTCAACTAAAAAAATGAATAATGATAATGGTAAAAAAATGTCTTGGATGGAAGCACTAAAAAAATGGAATAAAGATAAAGGAGGTAAGTATGAAATACCTAAAAAAGGGTCAAGTGGATATAACGAAGTTAAAGCATTAATGAAATAAATTTTCTTTATATAATATATAAATGAAACCATTATTTAAACCAAGAAAAGAATTATCAAAAACACAAAAAGAATTAATGAAAACACATTCTAAACATCATACTAAAAAACATTTAGATTATATGAAAAAGAAAATGTTAGAAGGATTTTGTTTTCAACAATCACACGAACTTGCTAAAAAAAATATTGGTAAGTAATATATGATTTCACCACCGATAGATATAGTAGCATTAACTTCAATTACAATAGGCGGAATAGTAAGTATAATATCAAGCACACAAAATTCTAAATGTGAAAAATTAACTTGCTGTTGGGGATGCTGTGATTGTGTTAGAAAACCTGATTTTAATAAAATTACTAAACAAGAATAATATTATCTAATTTATGTATTTTTTTTTTATTTTATATATTTATATGTCTGTAAAGTTGAAAACAAAAGAAAGAAATTTATTAAGAAGTATTGATAAAAATTCTAAATGGATTGATGTTAAAGATATAAAAGATATAAATGATGAAATAGATAAATTAGATATTTATGAAGATTTTATTGGTTTAGGTTGTAGTCGTTATTTGAATGAAGCAGGTGAAACAGGTAAATTAGATGTAGATGAAATGTTTAGAAACTGTCGTGAAGCAGAAAAAGTTAGACAAAGAGTAAAGAAAAAAGATATAAGAGAACAAAGAAAAAGTGCTGGACGTGGTGGAAGAGGTAGTAATATTGGTTCTTTAACAAGAACTAATAAAATAACTGATACATTAGATGAAGAAATACCATCTAAACAATCTACTAATACAAATAATATTATAAAAAAATCAAGAGAAATTGCTAATGATATTACAGACGCATTAGTTAAATCTAAAACAAGAGATGAATTTTACAATAAAATTCTAAATATTGGATTAAAAGCAGGTTTTGAAACTTTATTTGGTGTTGTAATATCTGTAATGGAATTTTCTATGGAAAATCCTGTTGGTAGTATTATAATTACATCTTCATTATATGGTTTTATTTCACAAATATATAAAATTATATATGAAACAGATACAGGTAAAAAAATTATTGGTTCATTATCAAAATGGTTTGGTAGTGAATGGAAAAAATTTAAAAATTGGTTAAAAAATAATGGATTTGATGGTGTTATAGAAGATGATGGAGATGATAGAGATGATGGAGATGATAGAGATGATGGTAAAGGAGGAGGCAGAGGTGGTAGAGGTGGAGGTGGTGGTGGAGGCAGAGGTGGAGGTGGAGGTGGAGGTGGAGGTGGAGGTGGAGGTGGAGGTGGTAAATATAATAAAAAGAAATTAGATGAAATTGAAGAAAAAGCAGAAGATGAAGAAATAGATAAAGAAGTTGAAGAAGATAAAAAAAAAGAACAAGATTTAACACAACAACCACAGCAAA